GTTCTGCTGATCCAGAATCTCGCACACTGTAGCGATGGTGTGATCGGGTTTCTCACGCTGAACGAGATCCATCAGGTTCAGATATGTGGCGCCAAGGGTAGCCATATAGGTTCCTTATTTCTTGTTGGCTTGAGTATCGTAGATGCGCGCGAGGCGGTCCACGGGGCTCAGTTTCTTATCCGCGTCAGGCGACGTGCCTGGACGCACAAAAGAGTCTTCTTTGAAGTAGCGGCTGCCGATGTCGTGCAGGACGCGGACGACGATCGGGTTGTACAGCACGCCCTCGTCCTTGATGATCTTCTGGATCTCAGGCGACAGCTTGTCGTGGGCGCGCATGACGTTGACCATCGTCTCGCGTGTCTTTTCGCCACCGAGCTGCGGATCCTTCTGCAACTCTTCCAACCACCCCTTCTCTGCCATGTGCTTGTAGTCATCGTCGGCGGCCTTCGCACGCTCGGCGTCTCGTTGAGCCACAGCCAGAGCCGCTTTCGGATCCAGGCCGGACTTCTTAGCCCACTCAACTACAGGGGCGATAGCTTTAGCATCGACACCTGCCGGAGCTTGGAAGGAAGCCCAAGGGTCAACAGGCGCGGGAGTGGCGACCGGTGCAGCGGCAGGCGCGGCAGCGGCAGGCTGGGCGCTAGGCTCGGGTGCAGGGGCGGCGGCGGCATCAGGCATTTGTGGTCTTCGTCCTTACTGGGGTTTATACCAGACTAGAAAACTCTTTCAAGTGTAACTGTGGCCTGTACGGCAGCGGAAGCCGCAGCGCCCAGGGCGCGCAGACGAAGCGCCTGACCAGGCACTAGGGTGATGGCGGTGGTTCGGGCGTCGATCTGCGCGTGGCCAGACGATCCGAGGCCAATGACAGACACGATGTGCGTCGTCTTATCTGTGCCGGTCGGGTCTTGGATGTTGATAAGCAAAGCCGCAGCCTGTGTGTACGAAGAGGCACAAATGTCAGCAACACGGTATCTGTAGGTGCCCATATTGCCGGTCTTTGGAACCATGAAATGCCCGGTCATATCAGTATTAACACCGGTCAGGATCTTGATCATACCGCTAGTCACCGTACCAGGAACGCCCGCGGTGTAGGTGCCTCCGGTCCCTGTTTTCACCATATAGATATCGCCGGCGTTCGTGTTGCCGGAGCCGTGTGTGACAACGTCGGCGGCCCACACGTCAGTCCAAACAGAAGATGTTGTGACGATGGTCTGACCGTTCAGGGTGACTACGTCCGTCTGGTAGGCGTAGTTGGCATCAAGACCAACAACACGAACGGTGCGCGCACCAGTGCCGGCGGCCGCGTCGGCGGTCGAGCTAGACGTAACATCCAGTGCCGCCCCCGCGCCCATCGTGGTGTACGGGTCAATAGCGATGGCATAGGTGTTGAGATCCGCCAGTGTCGTTCCAACACTAGTGTTACGGCCCCAGAAGCGGATCAGATTCCCAGTAAAGGAGTCTTGGAGAATATCAGGCATAATAGGGTATCCTAGAAGGTACTATAGACGCCGCCTGCGTCTGAGCAAGATGAAAGGAATGCCAGCGCCGCTTGGGGTTAGAATCCCGTAGCCGAGCTGCCATACGCCTGGGGTGCCCATAATCCAGATCATGGGTCAACCGCCTGGAAAGTGGATAGCGGCGTGCCGCTATGGTTTTTAGTCAGCAGGACTATGGCCGTTCCGCGCAACCGCTTCTCAATCGTCGATGCGCTGTGGATCTCGTCGGCTGCGACCAGATTGAGCACATCATCGATGACCGCAAGCTGCGCAGACTCCGTAGGAGTCAGGCCGCTGGTGCCAGTCTCGGCAATGAGGATCGTGTTGCGCCACACCACGTCGATACCGCCGCCGCCGGATGACTTGACCGGGTAGGCTTCATCGGCGCGGAAGATGCGCCGGTTGTCAAGCTGGCGCAGGTTGGTCGCCGTGGTGTTGTCGATGTAGATGTCAACGGTGGCGTTGTTGATGCGGAAGTTGCCGATATCTAGACCCGTCATCCCGCCGACGAAATCGCGGATACCATCGTCCGACTCCAAGTTGTAGCTCCACCACGCATACATATCCGCGATGTTGAAGTTGGCGGCGACGGTGACGTTCACCTCGTCGTACACGTAGTCCGCCGCGAAACCGGTCACCAAGCTGCCGTCGATGCCCAGGGCCGTGTACACCTCGTCTTCAAGCTGGTTCACGCTCACCGTCCAGCCAGACGCGGTGGCGATCACGGTAGTCTCATAGGTCAGCCGCCCGCGCTTGTGAGCGCGAACGTTGATGGTGTCCCCGGCCGTGTAGGTGGTGCCGTCCGTGTAGTATTGGGTGTAGCTCGTCCCCGGCGTGCCGATGTAGGTTTCGGTCGCGGTGGTGACGTTGTAGATGCGGACCTTGCTGCCGGCCAGGAGGCCGCCGATGGAGGCCGTGGCGAGGACCGGGGACACATAGGTCGTGCCGTCGTCAGCCATCAATGACGAGAACCCCGGCACCAGCGTCGTGCCGTCGCTGCGAACGACACGAATGCCCTTTAGGGTGGCGCCTGCGCTGCCCACCAAGCGGCCTCGCGTCGTCTTGAACGAAATGCCGTCTGGTTCGACCATGTACGGCCACGCCAGACCGTTGAATCCATTGAATGTGGCATCCTGAGATACATTCCAGCTTATGTATTGCGCGACCTGGGCAGCGGTAAGTGCGTCATTAGTGGTAGTGATAGTGATGCTGTACTGCTTACCATTCCACGTAACGGGTGAAGCACCGTGGTTTGTTACGGTAATATCTAACGCACCGGGGTCTGTGTCTGGGACGGTCGGCCAGTCTTCTTGCGCGGCAACGGATGTCTGCCCGTCAACGTCCACGACAGTAGCGGCCTCGATTGGCGCGTACCCCGGCTTGCGTAACCGGCTCACGACCGTGTAGTTGGCGTTCCATGGAGGGGTCGCTATCGCGGAGCCGGAACTCACGGCCGCCACGCCTGCACGCTCGGACGACACGTTGTCATAGAGCGCGAGGGTGGAGCCAGCCAACACGGAGGTGTACCCGACGTCGGGATTGCGGAGCGCATACTGGCGTTGCTGCTCGGTGGTCGTCGTCACCGTGTCGATTCTAACGTGTGTCAGCGCGTTCGTGATGTTCGCCGTGTTGACCACGGCGCGAATCTTGAGGCGGAATCCGCCCATGGCGAACACGCTGCTGTACGCCGGGATGGTGTGTGACGACAGGTTCGCGCCCGTGAGAGCCAGCCAAGTCCCGTTCCACCCGCTCCCAAGGTCGATCTGGTAGGTCAGCGTGAAGTTGGCCGGGTTCGTGCCGGTGATGGTGGGCGCGGTGTTCGCCAGGGAGGTGTGCCCAATGGCGAAGTACGGCATCGTGAAGATTACTTCGTCGTTGACCGCGGGGGCCGCGAGGTTGCCCGTCGATGTGAACTTCGGCGTGCCAGCCACAATAGAAACTTGAGCAGCAGTTTCGGTGGTCTGCTCGTTCATCAGCAAGCACAGGCGGCCTGCCGTCGTTGAAGTGAAAGCATCTTCCCAATGCCGCCCATAGTCCGAGCTTTGTCCGGTGGTGAGTGAACTCCACCGGCCTCCACGCGCAGTTAGATTGACGCCAGCGATAGCTTGCGTGTCGGCGCCGTCGCCCCACACATTGTCAACGATCACACCCTGACAGGTGTTTGCGATGTACAGTGGGGCCGAGCGGATGTTGTCGAAGTACAGGCGCTCAAAGCGTGTGCGTAGGCACGAGGCTGCGGTGACTATGTTGCCTATCGCGGCAGCCGACCCAGCGTTGATAGGCGCTGTCGCTGTGCCTGCGTTGCGGAACTCAACATCAGCGGAATTGGAACCGATGTTCAGCACCGCCAGGTAGGGGTGGATGTTCGTGACGCCGGCAAGCAGCGAATAGCCGTCGATGAGCACGTTCGCCGATCCGGCTGTGACGTTGATGGCACCGGTAAGCGAGTTCGCCGAACCTGTCGAACCGTATTCCAAATCGCAAGACACAAGATTGGTGATGGTGACACGGAGACTTCCGCTCAGTGTCAAGGCCCCCGTCATAATCAAAGTAGAGGCAACCGACACATCGAAGCACCGCGTCAGCGAAAGGCTGTTGATGTTTGAGTTGCCCCGCTTGTTGTCCGTGCTGTTCGCTCCACCCAAGCTGAACTTGCAGCCGGAGATAGTAATGTTAGCTGAATCCAGCAATGATGCTGCGGCATTGAGGCTAGAAGCGGCATCGTAACGGGAGATCCAGCTATTGAGAACCTGAGTCGTACCGTAGCAGTTGGAAATGGATAGACCAACCTGACCGCTGGCGCTCTCAAAAGAGGTCACGCAGTTGTCAATGTAGTTTGACGTTGCTGTATTCGTGATGGCAAACCCAAGTGCCTGCGCGACACGCCGGAAATCGAGGCTGTACGCACCTGAGAAGTTAGAGTACCAGCCGCAGTCCACGGTGTCCATCTTCACGACGCCGGCAGATGTCGTCACAAACTCGTAACGGTCGCCAATCGCCGTGGGCAGAAGCTGTCCGGCGAACGGGGTCAGGGAAGTTGAGAGTTTGACGTTCGGACACCGCACCTTGCAACCAGTGGCCGGTAGGAATCCGACGACCGTGCCGGCGCTCTGCGCGAGCTTGAGCTTGTTCCGCCATGGGTAGAATGTTGTGGACGCGGCGGCGTTGGCGTTAGAACTAACGGTGAAACTGACGCCTGGATTGATAGCTGCGATGTATAATGCAGAGTTAGGGAAGCTGCCAGATGCGCTAATTGGCATGCCGACAACAAGCTCGCTCGTCTGCGTCGTGGCGATGACTGCCGAACCGTTCACCGTGGTCGCGGTGATGGCCGCGGCACGCTGGCAGAAGTACTTGGCACGCGGGTCTGTGGTGCCGCCAATTGTAGCCGTGCCGCTTACACTACGAGTGCCTGCATTTGCATACCACTCATAGGCCCCGCTTCCAGCCGATGTTTCAATCTGAATGCCGTCGCACACGTCGAGGAACGGGAAATCGAACTCTTGATCGGTGGCGCCGCTGGTGGTGCCGAGGTCGAACCAATCGCCATACGCCTCGAACGAACCGAGGCGCGGAACGGTGACGGTCGCCTGATACGCGCCGACGAAGTGGATCCAGCTACGCTTGCCGACACTGGATGCGACGATGGTGGCCCCGCCAGCCAGCGTGATCGTTTCACCAGAAGTGAAGTTGGTGCTTTTGCGGCGGAACTTGACGTAGCCGCTGGCGGGCATGGCGCCGCTCGCACGCGGTTCCATTTCGCCGGTGGCCCACACGCCCAGGAACTCGCCCTGGCAGCCAGAGGTTCCGCCCGTGGCGTCGTAGGTGCCTGCCGTGCCGAGGGAGGGCACGTTGCCGGTGGACGACGAGAACGGAACCTGCCACACGTTACGACCATCGACCACCATTTTGCCGCCGCTGGTGGAGTCAATGGTGACGGAGCCAACAACAGCGGCCTGCTGCGACCAGCGGTTATCGCTATCGCACGTCAACGTCGCGTTGGTGTTGATCGTGATTGAATCGCCGTTCAGCAACCCGCTGATTGCTGCATCGTCGAGATTGCGATTGACGCTGACTGTCTGGTTTGCCATGTTAGTGCTACGTGATGGTCTTGCCGATGGTGCAGGCGTCTCGCCGGATCGTCGCAGCAGCCTGCTCGGCGGCAGCGATATTGCGCGGCAGAGTCCTCGCCAGGTTGGCGAAGGCCTCGTTGTTGCGACTGAAGGCAAAATCGCGGATCACTACGCCTCCATCAGCCGCTTGACGGCAGCAAGCGCACGCTCCTTACGACGCTCAAGCTCGGCAACCTCATCCTTCATGCCGCGCACTCGTGCTCGTATCTCGTCGGCCTCCTTGGCCGCCGCAGCGCGGATTCCGGCAGCCTCTGCCACTGCTGCTGCACGAATAGCCTGAGAGTCTGCGTCGGCCTTAGCAAACGTCTCGGCCGCGATGTGCGAACGAGAAGCGGCCTCTGACTCAGCCTTCGCCTTGATGTCTCTCGCAGCCTGGATGATTGCCGCCGCCTCTGCGTTGCTCTTCTCCACCGCTTCGGATGCGACGATTACCGTCTTCTTCGCCGCAATCACTGCCGCCTCAGCCTCTTTCTTCATCTGATCCAGTTTCTGAACCGATTCTAGAAGCTCCACCAACTCGGCCAGCGGTGCCAGCAGGCCGGAGAGCGAACGCAGCTTGTTGATCTTCTCCGCGTCCATTAGCCCCTCCCTACGCCGCAGACAACAACCGTGATGCTCGCCCCTGCGCCAGCAGAGACTGATGGGCGGATGTACAGCGGCACTTCGGTAAGCGTGATGAGTTTGCCGGTAGTGGCTGCGATAGCGTTGCCGAACACGTCGTACATGCTGTACCAATTGACGTCGTCGTTACTGCCTTGGATATTGACAGTTGCACCGCTAAAAGTGCCGTCAATTGATACCGTGCGGTCATTGAAACGAGTCAGGATGATCTTCTCGCCAACGTCGCCATTGGCCATGTCGGGCCAGCGCCGCAGGCGCACCCCGTCGAGATCAGCCAGAGCCGGCAAAGATACCGGTTCATGAGAGATAGTCGCCATGGACTCAATATACCAGTCAGTGATGCCTGGTCAATCGTCGTGTGTCTGCTTCCTGCCTAAGAGCCTGCAACTGCTGACGCAGCGAATGACACTCGTGCTCGTACCTAATAGCGTTCGCCCGCGCAACGTGAAGCTCGTCGCGCAGGTGCCGGATAAGGGCATCCTTCTCGTCAGTCACTATCTCTTGGAACAGTTGATTTTGGTTCATACAGACCCTCCGCGATGTCTCGCTGCATGATAAGCCAAGCCTCAACGTTGATCGACTTCAAGAGCGCATCAAGTTCCTTAGCGCTGTGGATCTCGCCAAGCGCGTAATAGGTCTGCTCGACCGTATCACGGACTGGGCACACCTCGTACCCACGCTTAACGAGCCACGCCAGCACGCGCCGGCCGACCCCGAGGCGGATCATGTGGTCGAGGTCTTCCTCCAGTGTCGGCTGGTCAGACTTCACGCTCATCAGCCTATCGTGGCTCCCATGATTTGAGTTAGTGCGTTATCTTCGTCGGTCTTAGCGTCCGACAAAACCTTGGCAGTCTCGGCCTGTACCTGCGCCTGCTGCTGCATCGCCGCCTGCTGCTGCGAAGCCTGGCGAGACGCCGCACGCTGCTCGCGCTCCTCAGGCGAAGTCTTGACCCGCTCATCGACGCCGAGGCGGTCGAGGTACGACTCAGTGAACCGTGTAAGATCAAGCACGTCAAGCACAGTCGGATCCACAGCAGCCACCTGGCCGAGAATGGCAAGGGCACGGTCCATATTGCCGATGCCAACCAGCTTCATCGCCTGCGCCATGACGGAGATGTACTCCACCTCAAACGACTGACCCTCAAGCTCTGGCGGCGGTAGAGGCATGCGCCCGCGCCGCTCTAAGATTCGGAAGATGCGCTCGACGGCCGGATCCAGGAACTCTTGGCTGAACTGCTCGTACACTGACGACAGAATAAGCATCTTCTCTTCGTGCAGCTCCTCGATCTCGCGCGCCTTCGTGCCCGACCGCCGGCTGCTCGCCGCCATCAGGAACAGGTTATAGAAGAACACCTCGCGGATCTGAGTCCGCAGATCCTGGATGATCTGCAAGGTCGAGCCGACATCGAACGTCACCTGATACAGCGGACGAGCACCCTCAGACGCGGCGCCGCGGGCCACCACGTTATCCGCACCTGGGGTCATGTCGAGAGCCTTGCGCGAAGCCGTCTCCGGCCGCTGCATCGGCGGGTCTACCATCTTCTCGGCGGCCTTCGCCAACTGCTTGCGCTGATGCTGCAATTCCTTGATGTGGCCGAGCGCGATCATGCCGGGGCAGTCGAGCCCGTACACGTCGTCGCTCAAGACCTTCCAGCGCGGCGTTACAACCGGGAAGTCCTCATAATAGCCCTTGCGCAGATACCTATCAGCCGCCTCGCCGGACTGCCTGGCGCCGGTCTTCGCCATCGACACGTCGATGTAATATGCCACATAAGGCATAATTGCCACCTCATACGTCGGCTCCGCAGGGCCGATGTAGTGCAGCACCTGGATCTCTTCCTTAGACCCGCGCCCAGCCTCGATAGCGGCCTGCTGCTGGGCGGTCAGCCTCTCAACGCCAAAGGCGTCTGCGGCCTGGTCGAGCGTCATGTCGATGATGCGCGCAAACTGATTCACCCGGCGCTTGCTGTCGGTGCCAAGCCAGAAGGAGCCGATAGGCAGCGTCTCGCACCGGAAGTCGTCTTCCTCGTCCTCTTCGATCAGCATCGCCGCCGTGCCGAACAGGCCGCACTGGCTGTACAGTTTGCCAGTCTCGGTGTAGAAATTGGACGCAAGAATAGCAGCGTCCATGACATCGTTGACATCTTCAAGATACGTCTTGACGTTGTAGTTCTTCGCCAGCTCGCCGCTAATTGACGGGCGCTTCCACGGGCGGTTCGGCGGCGTGATGTTGGACGAGAACGACGCCTCCATCGCACGGAGCGCAATCGTGGCCTCGGGATCCACAATCTTCTTGGACGCCTTGTTCCCACGCTTCGACCACTGCTCGTCCAACCAGCGGTACGACCGAGGCATCACATAGGCGGCAAGTTCACGCCACTGATCCTCGAAGGACTCGCGCCGGTCCTTCATGCACTGCCACTTATACATCAGCCGGTCGGACAGCGTCTTATGCATATTAGGCACCCGTCAACTGGAGCGGTGTTCCAAGCGGGCTGTCCGCGCCGAGACTAGCGGCGCCACGGTTGCGGTACGTCCCGGCACGGCCAAGCGAACGGGCGGCCTTGCGCAACCGGCTGAACTGCTGCTGGAAGTTCGGGTCGTTCTCGTAGTTATAGCCGGGCGGCTCGGAGCCAGTAGTCGCGTTCTCGCCCGGCTGGTTGCCAACACCGGCCTTTGAGGATGCACGCTGGCCTGCCTCCATGGCGTAAGCATACGGATCCGCGCCTTCACCTAATACACCTTGTAAAATGCCGGACTGCCCAAGAGCCCGGGAAGTGGCACGACCCAATTCGTTGGCAACAAAAGCCGGACCCAATGTCAAACCACCAACAGCGAGCATTTCAGGATTCTGCACATACTGCTGCATCGACCGCTCTGCGTCACGCGCCATTTGAGCATATGTGCTGCCATGGAACACGTTTCCAGTCGCACGCCTCAACGCTCGCCCAGCCTTTTTAAACAGACCCATAATGCACTCCTGGTGATAGGATATACAGATAGTCTATCTAGGCAAGCGGTTACACGAAGCGAGTAACTTTGATCAGGTTACTAACGGTTCCAGATGTCCCAATCGGTAACGCATTTTGACGGTTGCTGGTCCTTATGTGAAACCGGATGCACCGGATACGCAAACGTCATCGCAACCGCGTCCGCACGGTCAGGCGACTTCATACCACGGCTGCGCAGATCCTCCTTCGACTCCAGCTTCGTCTGTCCGCTATCCGCCGTCTGGTACTGCACCGCAGTCAGCTCCAGCTTCAACGACGGATCAGGCGGAAGCCGTCCGCCACGCCGGATCCAGTTGGATAGGTTGATCCACATCTCGGCACGCAGATTCTTCCATCGCGGATCCGACGCAGCCGCACCGAATTGGACCTCGATAGCCGGTATATCCAGAGAGCGCAGATAGTCCAGCACACCAGCGCCAAGACCACCAGCATCAATGAAAAGGGCGTCAGGCTTGTAGGCATGGTATCCCTCCGCGATGCGGCGCGCTGTGACCATCAGATCCGGCGATTGCCAGGCTTCAAGTTCCCAGACTTGCAGGCCCTGGCGCCTGGCGATTACCGAGAAGTCGTCGCCCTGCCGAGCAATGTCCGCCGCCATGATCCGCGCCTGGTCCCGGTACACCTCCGGCTCATAGCTACGCTCCATGGCAGCCTTAACCTCGTCACCAGTAATAAGCTGGCGCGGCGAGCCGGCGTCAAAGTCGCACATGTACTCAAGCCGGAACAGATTCTCCGGCATGTTACCACGGATCGTCTGCAACTCCTCCGCGCTGAACACGCCAGTGTCCGACGCGGCAAACTTGAACCGCGCCCAGGCGGGATCGCCGGCAGCCTTGTCGTAGTCCACAGTCAACGGGTCAATGCCGGTCGGCGTACCGAGCTTCAATAGCCAGCTATCCTGCCGTCCAGACAGCATCGGCAAGAATACAGCCGGCAGGGTGTTCTGATCCCAGAGCTGGAACTCGTCAGCCACAATCCCGTCCATGCCCATACCGCGAAGACCGTCAGCGTTGTCGGCACCGAATACCCAGATCTTGGAACCGTTCGGGAAACGCACACAGAGATCGCTCGCTCGCACGTCGGTGCCAGGGATCTTCAAAGCCTTTTCTACCAAAGGCGCCCAGAGGACTTTCTTCGCCTGGTTCAAGTATGGCGCGACGTAACAGAACTCCTTACCGGATTCCTGTAACGCGCAGTGCAACAGCTCGTGCAGCGCGGCCCAGGTCTTGCCGGCACGGCGGTGGCAAATAGCGATGTTGAGTCGCTTCTTGCCGCGATGCAGATCAACCTGCCATTTGCGCGGTGAATATGGGTACACCACATTGACTACTGACACGGCTTCTCCAGATACTTCACCGCTTTTGTGACAGCTTCTAGAGTATCTCCTAGTAGCCCTATACCTGAATTGCACTTATTGCACAACAATCCGCGAACCACCCCGGTTTTATGGCAGTGGTCAACGGCAAGATTTCCGAAAGTATCATGAGCAGACAGAGCCCCGCAAATCGCACACCCGCCACCCTGACTCTTTAGTCTCTCCTCATACATCCCTTTAGTTAACCCGTAATTTTTGAGTATCAAAGCCCACCTGATTTTATCTGGATCGCGTTTTTTTGCATTCCACTCGCGCGCGCGTTCACGCGCAGCCAGCGCCTTCTCTGGAGCAGCCCGCCTAATGGCAGCTACCTTTTTCTGGCACTCATTACACCGGCCATATAGCCGTCGATTGCGGCGAAAGTTCTCCTCTGGTAGCGTCTCCTTACACTCGCTGCAAACCCTTACCAATGCCCCGTCTCGCAAGAACGAAAAGTTTTTCACTCGGCACGGGTTGTCGAGCGCCATTTGTTCTGGCGTTCTTCCATTGGAGCGTTTTTCAAACTCATACTGCCTAGCGCACGATACGCACGTACCTCTCGGGCGTCCGTATCGGATGTAGAAGCGCACCTTACTCTCGTCTCGACCGCATGTGCTGCATGTGTGCATTGGCGTAGTATAAGCCTAGACCGTGGCAGTCAAGCCCGAGGGACTCCAGTAACGACGTTGATCGTCACCTGCTTGTCCTCCTGGTCGTTCTTCTCAAACAGCTTCTGCACCTTCGCCATGATCTCAATGCCACGCGCCTTCGCCGTCAAGTCGCCAGCATCGTCCGCCTCCTCCAGCAAGCCCTCCAGCCGGCTCAGGATGTCCTCCTTCGGGCCACGCTTCGTCAATGGCGGCTCACGATCTCGCGGATCCTTAGCCACGAACTCCTCGTCCTCATACACCTCGCCACATACATGCAAGACCGCCTTCTTCGCATGCAACGGCAACGCGGCAAAAATCTTCTTGTACCGTGGGTCTGTGCTCAGCCGCACGGCATCAGCCTTCGCCAGCTTCCGCCAGACGGCAGGCTTAGCGTTCAGCGCAACAGGATCAGCCCGCGTCCAGTCGATGGCGGTAGCAGGCTCGTTGTCCGTAGGATCGTAGGGCCAAGGCATGTTACTCGTCCTCCTGCTCGGCGTCAGCCGGCTTAGGGTACTTCTCGTTCATCCACTTCAAGATGATCTGCCGGTTCAAGGCCGATACAGCCTTGCCCTCCGACTGAGCAATCATCTTGAATCGCTCCAGCTCGAACGGCTGAAGCGCGGCTCCGTATGGGATCAACATGCTACTCGGTCTCCTTCGGGAACTCGGGGGCGTACATCCAGAACTTAGGCTCGTTCAGGCTCGCACCGTCCGGCATCCTGATCCAACGGCCTAGCTCATAAACCGCGTACATCACATGACAGCCGTCATGGACAATGAGCATCCGGTACGAATCAGGAAGACGGCTAGAGCTGCGTGTCCATGTGCCAGCGGCGTCGCCAGGCTCCTGCGAGCTGGCTCCGGATTCCTCTAGCAACTTGATGCGCTGTAGGATATTGCTCAACAGCTCCGAGTGCGTGTCCAGCCGGTCGGACTGGTCGTTGAGCTGTGACTGTAGCGTGATCATGTCAGGCCGTCTCCTTCGGGAACTCGGGGGCGTACATCCAGAACCTAGGCTCGCACATGCTCTCTCCGTCAGAACACCGGGTCCAACGGCCAGGCTCCCAAACCGCATACATCACACGACGGCCGTCATCGACAATGAGCGACCGGTACGAATCAGGAAGACGACTAGAGCTGAGTGTCCAGGTGCCGGGGGCGGGATCGGCATCGTGTCGGTCTGCCGTGCGGTCAGCAGCAAGGTTACCGAGCGTCTGAACTAGGCTGTCTAGACGAGCTTCGTGCTCGTAAAGACGCTTGTCGTGGTTATCGAGGCGCTCTTCATGATTGTCCAGTAACTCTGTAAATACACCCATCGGTTACTCCTTGGAGCGGGATGGTATTGGATCTTGCAAGGTGTCAAGTGGCGGCAGGCGGGATCTGCGGCTCGTGCAGCCAGTACCTGGGCGGATCCACAGCCGCGCCGTCACTCTCCCGGTACCACGCGCCGTCCAGGCGATATCCACGGAATGTGTCGTCGCCATCGTAGGCTAAGACAATATGAGAGTTAGGCGGCAACTGCTCCGATGTCCTCGTCCAGATGGAGGCGCGCTTGCCGAAGACGGCGTGCTCTAGGACGAGGAGACGGTGCTCGATGGGGGTCATGGCTTGCCGTGGCTCTCGACGTACTCGTTCGCTAGACGCTGAACCGCCGGGCTCTCGAACACATCCTTGATGTCTGGGTGGCGGCCAACATCATCGTGGACTAGACGGCGCGGAGCGAGATGCTCAAACAGACATTCACCGTTGAAACACTCTCGGGTGTTGGCGATGCCGGCGATGAAGGCCGTGCGGATTAGGTGGAGCATGTCGCTGGTCATGGCCGCAGCTTATGGGGTCTTGCAAGATGTCAAGCGGGGCGTTGCAAGATGGCCGCTTAAAATAACCCCCGACTGCTCTAACAGCCGAGGGGTAGCACGGACATAAGGTGTCCAAGCAGACGTGGCGTACACCCAGCTTCTACGGAAGTTATAGTGTATGTCAAGCGTTGCAGTGGGGTTTGCCGTGGAAAGGTGATTGCAAGA